GGATGGAGAAATGAACACGGCAGACGAAATCGCCGAGGTCCCGATCGAGAAGCTGCGGGACGCCGTCAACGACGTGTCCATACAGCTCGAGGAACTGCGCGAGCGCATGGCAGCCGTTATCAACGAGATGGCCTCGGATATCGTCGAGATCGCCGGGACGCGGCCGTTCCAGGACTACCAGGGCGTGGACTTGGTGGCCGCCGTCGAGGCGCTGCTGGACGAGGTCTTCCTCATGCCCGGCACCCAGCGGCCGACCGTCCCGGACACGCCCGGCGCCCGCAAGGCCCTCCTCGCCCTCTACGACGCCGTGGGACGCGACAAGCCAGATTGACCCCATCGAGGGAGGCAAACGATGTCACGCGCATGGATGCCGATCTATTGGGGCGACTATTTCGCTGACACAAAACACCTATCGACCATCCAGCACGGCGCTTACCTCCTCCTCATCGGCCATTACTGGCAGCATGGCGAACTGCCTGTGGATGAGCTGGAATTGCAAAAAATTTGTGGGATGAGCAGTTACCAATGGCGAAGCAATTGCCAAGCACTTGCTAAGCTTTTCCTTCCAAATTGGAAGCATAAGCGCATCGAAATGGAATTAGAAAAGTCTGAAATAATAAGGACTAAGCGCCAAATCTCGGGACGCATTGGCGGGCTGCGCCGCACGAACAAATCCAGCATGACCAGAATTGTCGGCGAAGCAATTGCTAAGCAAACGGGCAACCAATCACAAAGTAAGAAGATAGATTCTTTCTTTACTGAACCGCGCGCGCGAGCAGAACCGCCGCCAGAAAGCGGACTTCCGACGAAGCAAGCAAGCACGCCTGAGCAAAACCCACCCACCGAAAACCTAGCCGTCTCCGAGGCGCTCAAAGCCACCGTTCGGGAAAAAGGCTGGGCCAAACCCGGCACAACCGGGCCACCGCGGCAAGCAAACGGCCTAGGCGACGGGCGCAGCCTCGACCAGATCGTCCGCGATAAAGGCTGGACTGCCGAAGAACCGCCCATCACGTCGAAGTTGCTCGCCTAGCCGTCGAATAGGTAAGTACCACTGCCGAAAGCAGTCGAATTTCATGTCCCGAGCCGGCCGAAAGCGCACCCAGCGCGGATATTTGTCCCGCGAAGTCAAGGACTTGTCTGGCCGTATCGCAACCAGCGAGCAGCCGCACCGGCGGACGCTTCCGGCCAGCCTGCGGCTCTCCGAGAAGGCCGCAACGCCGCTCGGCCGGGCCAATCTGGTCGGCCTGATCACCGACGCGCAGCACGAGGCCGGGCAACGCTTCCAGGTGACGGTTGGCGAGTATCGGGCCTCGATCGGGGCTCCCGGCAATGGCGCGCGCGGCGGCGGCTATGCGTGCGCGCCGCGGTGGGATGGCGAGCGGATGGTCTGCCTGGTGGCCGTTTGCGAGTGCCGGCGGCGCTGGGAGGCGTTTGACGGTGCCATGCGCATGTTGCGGGCCGCCGGCGAGGTTGCCTCGGCCGCGGTGCGGTGGGTGGTGATCTGCGGCGGGGAGCTTGATCCGCTGGCGTCGGTTGATCGGCTGCGGGCCGGGCTGACGGCGCTGGTGGGCTTCTACGGGCTCGATCGGAGGCGTGCTTGACGAAACGCGAAAACAGGTATCCTGTATGAAATATAAAATTGTTGTGTTGCGCCCTGTCAGCACAGACGGGCGGTTTACCCTCACCCACCCATCCCTCAGCCCACTGAACCGCCCGTTTCCTTTCCCGGCTTGCAGCACGCCGCCGGACCTAGGGTGTGGCCGCTTTAGCGGACGGCCTCATCCCCTCACACGGAACGAGGTGCTAGGTTATTGGCGGGCGCCCGTGACGATGCAGGTGCGACCCCTGCCCGCCGCAAGGCGTGTGTCCGAGAGCAGTAATTCGGGACGGGCGCCCACCTCGCTTTCATGGATGGCCTCACGATGTCAGTAGGGCATGTGAAGCGCGTCACCAAAACCACCGAAGAGCTGTATCTCATACTCGGCGAGGCCGACACCTCGAAGCACTACGCCAAGCCGGTGAAGCTCGATACGAGCCACGATATCCCCTACGCGGGCGGCGTGTCGGTCGACAGTCGCATGGTCTACATCGATCGGCGGCTGTACGACGATGTGCGGGCCGGCAAGGTCAATGTCCGCGGCATGGGTTGGAAACAGATCATCAACTGCTGGGTTGAGCACGAGCACACCGAGAAGTCGGTCGACGACGGCGACAATCCTGTTGACGTGTACCAGGCGGCGCACGGCATGGCGACCGCCAAGGAGTACGAGGCGGCCGAGGCGATCCTGGGCAAGGGCAAAGCCGATCGCTACGAGGATGCGCTAGAGGGCGCGCTGGCCGCGTGCGAGAAGCGCGATCCGGCCAATCCGCCGAAGGATCTGTGGTGCGGCCCGTACCTCGATGAGCCGAGCGCGCGCGACAAGGAATTGTTGCGCATATTCAAGGCCAAGGGCGTCACCGACGCATTCAAGCTGGCGAAGGGCGATCCGACCGTGATGTACCGCATGGCGGGGCGCAAATGCGCGGACTGCGCCATGTACGAGCATCCGGGCAAGGACTTGTCGACGTGCGAGATTGTCTGCGGGCTGGTGCGGAATAACCGCCAATGCGAGCGTTTCGTTTCCCGTGAAACAAAGGGCAGGCGCTGATGCCGAGCGTAAGCCAATCCCAGTCTCGACTGATGGCCGCGGCTGCGCACACGCCCGGCGGCTATGGCGGCGTGCCGCAATCGGTCGGCCGTGAGTTCAACGAGGCGGACACCGGAAAGAAGCGCTCGGCGTTGCCGGTGCGCGTCAAGAAGCTCAAGAAGCGCGGCCTGATATCCGATCGGGCGCTGGACAAGGCAAGGAGCCGGACATGAGCAAGAAGAACCAGGACAAGTACGCCGAGCACGAGGACGCGCCGCTGGCCGAGGGCGAGCCCACGCCGGCACAGACCGCCGCGGCCACAGAGCAGGAGAGGTCATGGATGGAGCGGTTCAAGGTGGCGGTGGACGATGTTGCGGCCCGTCACCAGCAGGGCACGGCGCCGGCGCCGGCCTTGGTGGCCGAGCTGCGGGCGCTCTACGCCGAGATGGACCCGAACGCACCGCCGCCCACCGAGCCGGAACCCAAGGCGACATAGTCGCATAGGAGGCGATCATGGCTGAATCGATGCGAGCACTGGCGCGGCGCGGCTTGGTGTCGTCCAAGGGCGTGCAGAACGCCATCAACAACTCCACCAAGGTGCAGAAGTCCAAGATGGCGCCGTTCCATGGCCGGCAGAAGGACGAGGGCGAGGCGCACGGCCTCGGCCACGCCATTGCGCGGGTGGATGAGATCAACTCAAAACTCACGCAGGCCGACCGGGCCAAGTCGGCGCCGAGCACCAAGGGCCGCGCCAGCGCACCGCAGGGCGGCCATGTGGGTGCGAGCCAGACGCCGACGCGCTATCAGATCGACAAGTTCCCGCGCGGCCAGGGCAAGACGTTTCCGGCCGGCGGGAAGGTGAGCGCCAAGGGCAAGAAGAGCGTCGGCGTCAAGGGTCCGCCGGCCAAGCGCACCGGCGGCCCGGGTGGCAGCGGGCGGAATTACTACGGCGGCAGCAACCGCAACCCACCCGAAGGCGGGTAAAACGTGGACGCTAGTCTTGCGACGAGGCTGAAGTTTTGCATGAAAAATGAGGGCATTGAAAGAATTGAAGACTTTGCCGGGAAAACCAGACAGGAGCTTCTTGCAATCCCTCATTTTGGAGAGAAATGCCTGCAATTGGTCGAGAAGGAATTGAAGATGCGCGGGCTTTCGCTCAAGGAGGAGTAATGGCCGACGCGCTGCGACGAGCTGATCGGATGAAGGGAAGGAACCTGGGAGTGATCGAGACGATCGGCGGCGAGCAGTTCACGGACGCCGCCGAGGACGTGCCGACCATGCTCTCGGTCGACCCGCAGGCCGACAAACTCGCCAAGGTGAAGGCCATCCGCGCCCAGGCGCAGGCGTTCAAGGCATTGCTGCGGGAGCTCGGCTCCAATCGAGCATTCTCGATCTCCCGGCAGCGGATAGAGGAGGCCGTCCACTGGGCGGTCGATGGAATCATCAATGAGCGGACCACTGAGAAACACCCGACGTGAACGTCTTGCGCAGGCGCTGGCCGCCGGCAAGAGCATTGTGGAGGCCAATGAGTTCGCCGGCTATGCGAAAGGCAAGCCTTGCCAAGCCACGAACGGTCATCGCATCGCGCACTCACCCGAGGTGAGAGCGCGCATTGACGAGATCCAGGGCAACTCCATGGCCATCACTCTGAAGCTCCAGGCCATCGCCGCGGCGCGCTCCGCGACCACCGTGGCCTCGCTGATCGATGAGGCCGAGGCGGCCCGTGTTCTGGCTATGGAGATCAAAAATCCAGCCGGTGCCGTCGCCGCCATCAAAGAGAAGGGCATTCTCTCCGGTATGCGGATCGAGAAGAGCGAGCATCTGAACCGCAATGTTGAACAGCTCACCGACGACGAGCTTGCCGCCTATCTCACCGCAGACGGCGGCACGCCAGATCCTGAAACGACGACGCATTAGGGCTTCGCTGGTCGCTTGGGCGCGCCACTGCGGCTATGAGCCGGCGCGTCACCACCGGCTGCTGATCGACAAGCTGACGCAGGTTGCCAATGGCGAAATCGATCGTCTGGCTGTCTTTATGCCGCCCGGCTCGGCCAAGTCGACTTACGGCTCGATACTGTTTCCGCCGTGGTTCATGGCTCGTGCGCCTGGCCGCTCGATCATTGCGGCCTCGCATACCACCGAGCTGGCGCAGAAGTGGGGCCGCAAGGTCCGCAATCTGATCGCCGAGCATGGCCCGACGCTGGCGGCGGTATTATCGCAAGACAGCCAAGCAGCGGGACGCTGGGCGCTTGCGTCGGGTGGCGAATACTATGCGGCAGGCGTTGGAACAGGCATCACCGGCTTCCGCGCCGACGGCGCCATCATCGACGACCCGATCCGGTCGCGCGAGGACGCGGACTCCGAGACGGTGAGGGAGCGGACCTGGGAGTGGTACAAATCGGACCTGCTGACGCGGCTGCGGCCTGGCGGTTTCGTGGTGCTCATACAGACTCGCTGGCACGAGGACGACCTTGCCGGCCGGGTGCTCGAGGAGATGGCCAAGGGCAGCGGCGACAAGTGGACGGTGCTCTCGCTGCCGGCCGAGGCCGAGGAGAACGATCCGCTGGGCCGGGCGCCCGGCGAATGGCTGTGGGACGACGCCTACGGCTATGCCAGGTTCCTGGCGCGGGAAAAGGCCACCCAGATCCCGCGCAACTGGAGCGCACTCTACCAGCAGCGCCCGACGCCTGAGACCGGAGACTATTTCAAGGAGGAATGGCTGCGGCCGTACAGCAAGGCGCCGGCGCGCGCCACGCTCAACGTGTATGGCGCCTCGGACTATGCGGTGACCTCGGACGGCGGCGACTACACGGTGCATGTGATCGTGGGCGTCGACCCGGAAGGCAAGATGTGGCTGCTGGACCTGTGGCGCAAGCAGGCTTCGTCCGATGTCTGGGTCGAGGGCGTCTGTGACCTCGTGCTGGAATGGAAGCCGTGGCTGTGGGCCGAGGAGCAGGGCCAGATCAAGTCCGGCATCGGGCCGTTCCTCGATCAAAGGCTGATCGAGCGCAAGGCCTGGATCGGTCGCGAGCAGTTTCCGACCCGCGGCGATAAGGCGGTGCGGGCGCAGTCCATCCGCGGGCGCATGGCGCTGCAGGGGCTGCACGTCCCGACCGCGGCGCCCTGGTATGCGGCATTCCGCTCCGAGCTGTTGAGTTTCCCGGCCGGCAAGCACGACGACCAGGTGGACGCGCTGGGGCTGCTGGGGCAGCTCCTCGACCAAGTGTCGAGCGGGCGCAAGCCCAAGGCGCCGGCCGTCGAGGAAGAGACCGGCTACAAGCCGTTCGAGAACGAGCCCGTCACCGATAGCTTCCTGGCAATGTAGAGGCACATAATGGCATTCGGCGGCCTCCCGGCACGATCGCAGAGCAATCCGGGCGATCAGCTCCCGAGGCGCAATATTCTCTCAGGCGTCGGCGTGCTCGGTGGCAGGCAGTATGGCGGCGATACGATGGGGCGCGCCGCCGCGCGCAACAATGCCGGCTTCAAGTCGCAGACCGGGACAGTGGGCAACTGGGGCACCGAGGCACCTGACGAATACGACTTCTCGGGCGACGAGGACGGCTATTTCCCGGTCACGCGGCTGCGGCAACAATACACGGATTATCTGGCGACCAAGGTGCTGGAATATGAGGAGCAGAAAGTCTCGCGCCACTACTACCACGGCGCGCACTGGACGGCCGAGGAAATCCGCATCCTACGGCAGCGCAAGCAGCCGATCATCACATTCAACCGGATCAACCGAAAGGTTGACGGCATCACAGCGCTTGTGCAGCGACTTCGCCAAGACCCAAAGGCTTTTCCCCGATCGCCTAAGAATGCCGGGGGCGCCGAGCTCGCCACGCAATGCATCCGCGCCGCGCTCGACGGGATGGATTTCAAATATCTCGACTTCGAATGCACCAAGCAGGCCGCCATCGACGGCATCGGCGGGATCGAGCTCAAGCTGATCGAGGGCGACCATGGCGACCCGGATATTGGTGGTGATTTCATCTTCGGAGATGACTTCTTCTACGACCCGCGTTCGTATAAGCCGGATTTCAGCGATGCGCGCTATATGGGCATCGCGAAATGGCTTGATGTGGAAGCTGCGATTGAGCTTTTCCCTGATAAAGAGGATGAACTGCGGACCCTTATGGTGGATACAGGATTCGACCTCACGACGCATTCCGATCGTGAGTTCAAATGGGTCTATGTCAACGAGCAGAGACTTCGACTGATCGAGCACTGGTACAAGCACAAAGGCAAATGGTACTGGGCGTTCTATTGCAGCTTCATTTTGCTGGATCAGGGCGTGTCGCCGTTCCTCGACGAGCGCAACAGGCCGATGAACCGGTATGTCATGTTCTCGGCCGCGGTCGACCACGATGGAGATCGCTATGGTTTTGTTCGCAACCTCAAAGGCCCGCAAGACGAAGTCAACCAACGACGGTCCAAGGCGCTCTTTATCTCGAACGTTACGCGCACTTTCGCGCAGAAAGGCTCGGTTGACGATGTGGAAACAGCTCGCCGCGAAA